CGGTTGTTCAACTCCTTGATGATCGATTCACAGAGGCTCACGATTTCCTCGTGGACATGGAGCACCTGACTGGCATTCGACAGGTCCTTGTCGGAGTCCATGTAGACACCAAGGTCGCCTTTGAGCGTGTAGGGAAACTGTGACCACCCATACTTATCGAGGGTGTCCTTGTCCAAGCGGCCAGCATAGTATTCATACTTCAGTCGTCGCAGTTTGGCCGCTTTTCGTTCACCATCTTGCAGGGCCCTTCGGTTTGTCGAGAGTATCAGGAGGTACTTGGAATGGAGGGAGCCGATTTTTTGAAGTTCCACTGAAGGCTCAAGACGGTTCATAGCCGAATCGTTGGTCCATTCAGTCAGCAACGCATCGACCTGTGTGTTTGAAGGGTTTTTTGTGTCAAGAATCATAACGATAATTATAACAGAGATTCAGAGAGTTGTCAACAGTTTTCTATCTCATACAGGTCAAATCGGAATGTGGCATCTGCGGTCACAGGATCATCGGGTGTGCTGGTAGCCGAGAACAGCACGTCGGTAAGGTTGATGGGAAAGCAGTTCAAATACTTGACACGAATCTTTGGGTTCTGTTTGGAGTCCAGGATCGTCAGGGTGGCATCGGAGAATTGTGGGGACACGGCTCCAAAGACCGCTGGGCGCTTGTCCAGGTTGCGGTACTCGGTAAAGTCTTTGGGGAACGTCATCCCGCGCATCCAGGTAAAGACCTCTTTCCAACCGAACAGGTCCTCGTCCACCAGAAAGGTAAACGAAAAGGGGTTGATAATCAGCTTGTCGCCCGGCGAATAGAGGTCGATAAACGGCGTCTGTCTCGGTGCCTCACCAATAGACATTCCAGGTAGGTTCGCTGACTGCACCCAGTATTCGACGTTCGGGAGCGACACAAAGGTCACCACAAACTTGTTGGGGTGCATGAGGTTTGGATTCGCGGGTGTGTGGGGCACGCCAGGTATTGCCATGTTATAGATTTTCCTTTATGATGGGTTTGTTGGTATCGGTGCAGTAGGTATACATGGTCGTATCTTCGGGGTACGATAGTCGCATCTCACCCAGGATTCGTTTGGCCTCTGATTCACACTCTTCCATGGTCGCATAGTCCGGCCCGGATTGGTTGACCAGGTGGTGCTCCATTTTGCTGGTGGACACAGCACCGATGCCGGTAGGAATGAGTGCGAGCCAGAGGAAGAAATGAAGCACCATGAAACTCCTTCGGGGATACCCCCAGAACGACCAGAACGGGCTTATAGGCAGACTTTGGAGTGAGAGTGACACTGAGTATAGACTATTTAGGAGAGAATGTCAAGACAAAAAAGGGGGTCCCTTGTGAGGACCCCCAATCTTTGCTGCGTTATCTGGTTGTGCCAGAGTAACTTAGGCGATGTTCGCTACCTTGAATGCGCGGTAGTAAACATTGGTGCGTGCGTTGAGCGCACCCAAGCCCTGAGTCAACCCTTCAGCGAATGGGTTGGCGACAAGCCCGTAGCGGGTCTTGAAACCAATCTTCGGCTGGAAGGTGTTGGTGTCGATGGCGCGGACCATCTGGAGAGGAACGTATGGGCAGTAGAACAGTCCTGCGTCATAGGCGTTCGATCCCTTGTATCCGACAACCACAAACTCTTGTGACTGGGCGGCTGGGAAGTAAGGGTCAATGTAGACCTTGAAGCGACCCAAGAGCATACCTGCGTAGGTGTTGCCTGTGTCGTCAACATTGAGGTTCACATTTCCGGCAAGCGCGCCGGCATAGTCAAGCAATCCGGCGAGCGCGAAGGCTGATGCGACATCTGACGAGCAGATGACCACGTTGCCCTTGCCACGACGAGTTTGCTTGGCGATGGTGTTCGCTTCACGCTCAAGCTGGAAGCCCAAGCCCTTGATCTTTTCCACCATCCAACGTCCGTTGGAGTCAGTGTCGAGGTCGAAGGTACCGACTGCGGTGGTTCCGACTTGGCAACCCACGCGAGCGATGTGATAGATGGAGCGAACGACTTCACGGTTGATTTCTGAGAGCACTTCCGCTGAGAGGATGTTCGACAACTCGGTCTCTGCATCCAATCCGTGAACTGCCTTCAAGTCCTGTGCGAGTTCAAGACTGTATTCAGCCTTCAATGCACGGGTGACTGCAGTAACGGTGACTTTCTCGATTGAGAAGGCCATTTCTTGGAATGCGTTGTTGCCCGAGGCACCCAAACCTTCTGCTGCGGCCGTTGCCATACCCACTCCAGGATTCACTGGTGTCTGGAAGACCACCGTGGTGTTACCTGAGGCAGTGAGTGTCAAGGCTGTCTGGGCTGCTTGTGCGCCGGACCAACCTGTGTTGGCTTCGTTGAAGAATGCTTCTTCTTGGCGACCCAACGTTGCGTTGGCATAAACGGTACGCATGGCGAAGATCAATCCCGTAGGACCGGTCATCGGCTGAACACCGCAGATGTCATAGGCAATGAGATTCGGGAGTGAACGACGAACCAACGAGATGAGGATGGGGTCATATCCCGCCATCGGTCCCGCTGCGGCTGCCGCACCCGTCAAACCACCGCCTGTTGCGTTGATTGGGGCTGCTTCGTTGAGCATTCTGGACTCCGCCTTGAGGGCGACTTCCATATTCTCCAGTACGACCGCGGTGACCGCGCGTCGGTACTTGTCACTGATCTTAGGCAAACCCTCGTGGTCGAGGACTGATGCCCATTTCTTTTCGAGGTTTTCTGATAAAAACATTGTCGTGCTCCTTCGTGAAGGTGATTTTACTTGTTCGTTCGGCTCAATGCTGCTGCGACTGCGGCAACTCCGGCTTCAGCGTAGGCCTTTGGCTTATCTTCTGCCAATGGCTCCTGAGCTTCGGTCAACACTTTCGCATCGATCTTCTTTCCGGCTGCTGTCGGAAAGTAGTTCTCTCGGATTGTGGTCAACTTCCCCCTGTAATCACCTTCTGCGGTGAGTTCAACACTCTCTGCGAGTGAGCGAACTTTCTCAATTTGGGTCTGTGTCAATCCCTCACAGACACCCTGGAGAATTTCGACTTTCTTGGATTCGCCAAGCTGCTTCTTCAATTCAACACTCTTGGCAACTTCTTCGTTCAATGATCCGGTCAACTCTTCGATCTTGGTAGCCAATTCGTCAACGAGGTCAACTTTCTCGGCTGGAATGTCAATGTAGTGCTCGGTGAACAAGTCACGGAGACCACCAATGAATTCCTCGGTGAGTTCGGAACGGAGTCCCTTTTCGATGGCCAATTCGTTCTGCTTCATCCACTCTTCCACAACGTAGTCGAGATAGTCATTGACTTGCTCGGTGAGGTTGTCGCGTACTTCGATGACAGCGGCTTCAAACTTTTCGGCGTATTCGGCATCGAGTGATTCGGCAATGCTTTGAATCTTGTCGGACACGCGAGCTTCGTAAATAGTACCAATCTTGGTCGAGAATTCCTTGGGGAGTCCTGTTTCTGATGCGAGAATTGCGGCGACGTCCTCGGAGATGGACTTTTTCCACTCTTCGGTCAAGTCACCCTTTTCCAATCCTGCATGAACGCGGCTCTCAATTTCCTCTTCCTCGTCAGTTTCCGCACCTGAATCGGTGGGGTCAATGACTGGGGCATCAGAACCCGCGAGTTTCTTGAGGGGGTCCTTGGTGCTCGAATCAGGCTGCTTGCCTGGAGGAGTGGCTTCTTTTGCATGAGGGTCGAGTTTTTCATCGCTGTGCTTGGTCGGTGTGTCGCCACCAAGGTCCTGCACTTCACCTTCTGCCTTGTGCATCTCTTCACGAGGTGCCGAGGACAAACTGCCTTTGAGGATTTCGGCTGCGGCTTCCATAAGATTCTTCATTGGGTAACTCCTTGTTGTGTGCGTGATGACTATTTATACTACTTGATACCTGTCTCTGTCTATTTTCGCCCTGTCTTGGTGATGCCGTCCATGAAGTCTGAAAAGAGCTTGGCGGCCGTCTCGTGTAACTGCTTGGTGGTGAATTTTGGGAGGGCCTCATAGAGTTGTTCGACCTGTTTTTCCACCCAGGTACCCTTGGCGGCCTCATAGACCCACTCACGACCCTCCATGATCCCGGCCACGAAGGCATCGGGGGCTGAGGGGTCTGCTACAATGTCGGCCGCTGTGGCCAACTGAAAGTCGTCCTGAACCAGGTTGACACCATTGGGACCAGCGACCAGGGACCCTAGGCCACGGGTGCTGACCGCAATCTTGGCGCCCTCTTCCAGCAAAGACTCAACGATTTTCCCATAGGGGGTTGTCAGAATCTTAGCTTTACCGTAGAAGTCCTTGCCATCGGCCCTGAGTTCCTTGATCAGGTGCGACACACGTTCCAGGTTGATCGTTGGGGTATCAGGGTGCCCCAGTTCACCGAACGCACGGTTTTCCTTGATATAGGTCTTGGTGTACCGTTCGATTTCACGGTTCATCGACTCAAAGCAATACTGTCTGCGGTTCTTGTTCGGCTTCTCGGTCTGGATGAAGATACCCTCAATATAGAAGGACTTTTTGCCAGTGTGCTTATCCGATTCTGTGAGAACTTTAACGTTCTCGAAATGCTCTCTAAGCAGTTTCATGAGGTCTCCCTTATAGGATGCTGGTGTCGACGTTGTAGGTGGCGTCTTTTCTGACAGTGAGTATCGCCGTACCGCCGCCCGTCACTTGCACCGTGATTGACTCGGCCCGGCTGTTTGCAATCGCCGTTTCGTTGTGCTCCCAGTGGTCACTGGCATAGAGTGTGGCGACCACAAGGGCTCCACGAGTAATGACAACAGTACCCGTTGTTGGAAGAACGGCCCATTTGGCTGACGTGATGACCAGTGAGTTGACATTCTCCAATGCCTGGTTGGCACTAAACGCAGTCAGTGCTTGGGCACCCGTTGTATCCACACCCGTCACGCGAATGGTAGAAGGTCCTCGAAGCCGATTGGTAATTTCGTATGGCATTGTATCCCCTTATTTCTTATACTCGGACTGTTTGATTCCTTTATTCCAAGGAATTCTTCCTTTTCGCTGAATGCTCATCATTTCTCTTGTTTTAGCCGAATGTTTTGGTCCAAAATGACCGAGCCCGTTTTGATTTCCCTTCATACGGCGAGAAATCTTTAGTTTATCTTCCTCACTCCGCTTATATCTGGCACCTAGAGCAAACTTATTATTCGGAGTACCTTTGCCACCCAGATAACCTTCTCCTCCGTCTGTATGGTTATATTTAGGCTTCAGAGCAGAAATCCAATGGGGTTCCCGAATGTTCTTCCCGATCTCTGGGTCCAAACCTTCCTCAAGAATGCTCCATTGGAAATTTTCAATACCATACTTACGAATGGCGCAATGGATATGGAATTTGGAACCACATTTAGCCTGATATTGATGCTCCGTCCATCGTTTTCTTGGAGGATTTTGGTTTGTAAATCCAATATACGATTTCCCGTTCAAATTGTTGCTAATTTTATAAATCGTAAACATCAACGAATACCAAGGGCCTTCCTTTTGCGTAAAGAGAGTTTTCTTTTACGTAAAGTTTGAGCCATGTGCGCCTTGCGCTTCCGGCTCGCTCGCTTCTGCACGATCCTCATGTGGATTCTTCGCGCCACAGGTATCCGAGTAATCTTACCACGGCGAACTGTGTACCCTTTGACGGCCGAACGACGAATGTTGCGCTGAAGTTTTCCCTTACGGATTCTTCGGCGAATCAGAATCGTGCGCCCCTGCTTCATGCGGTTCCTGCTGGCAATCTCAGTCAGCAATTCACCGACTACCTCTATGGTGCTCATTTCACACTCTTCCAAGCGAAGTCCACCATACGATTGAATTTTATCGCTGAGTGCCCCAGGTGATCGGCAAACTTTTTCTGATTGTCTGGATGCAGCGCATCATGGACCGTCAAGAGCGCGTGGGCGGTCGTTGGGTCTACATGAGTCGTAGAACCATCGGCATGTGTGATATGCTTGATCGCATGAAAATCTTTGATATTACGGAGTCGCTGAATCACACCATGCTCGGCGGCCTCTTCGTCTAAATTCTGTAGGTCCAAAACCTGTGGCTGTTTGCCATAGTGCCATTTGGTGCGTGTAGGAATGCCCATCGGCGCCTTGTTCTTATCGATTCCCATAGGTGCCTTATAATCGGGAATGTCCATAGGAGCAGTCTTTTCCTCCAACTGTTCGGACTCCCCTAGTGATGTAGGTGTCACCACCGGGTTCTGAGTAGGCCCATAGGGTATGCTGAACTGAAGTCCCAGTTTGTCATTGTAATACAACGCGACCATGACGCCATCGGGAAACTGACGAACCGTTTTCCTGCGGAGAATCAGAATGTTCGGTGGCATCGTCACATGTTCGACGAGGTCCTCGATACCTTCATTCAATTCTGTGCGGAATTCGGTAAATTCTTTCATGAGTTATTTCTTTTTCTTGGCTGCTTTATCAGCAGCTTCCCACTTGGGCACAAAACTCTTGAGCGTTGCTTCATTTTTCTTGTAGTCTATCTTTTCATCCAACTGTTCGGTCTCTTCTGTGAGGCTATCCGCACTGGGAGCAAACAATGTCTGAGCAATCTCCTGCTTATGACTTTGGAGTGCGTCAAGAACCCGGGCACCCAGGAGGTCGTGGACCAACCCTGTGGCCTCTCCGGCTTGACCATTA